TTCCGTTCCTGTCGCCGACGTGCCGGCGCACCTGCTAGACATTCCCGTCCGCCAGCTGCGCGAGGTCATGGCATGGATGGAGGGATTCACCCGTGAGCCGCAGCGCCAGATCAGCATCCAGGGCGCGCTGGCGCTGGGGTCGGTGCTGTGCGGCCGCATCTATTGCAGCACCGAATCCAACACCTCCGCCCTGTATCTGGTGACGCTGGCCGGGACCGGGGTGGGGAAGAACTACATCAAGTCCGCCGTCCAGCAGTTCCTGGCCGAGGCCGGTCTGCCGCACCTACTCTCCGGGTCGGGCAATACCTCCGCCGGAGCGGTGTTCTCGGCACTGATGGATTCGCCCACCCATATCCAGATCACCGATGAGATCGGGAAGCACCTGCAGGCCGCGCGCCGCCAGGTGAGCGGCCAGATGGCGGAAGCCTTCACCGCCCTGACCGAGGCCTATTCCAGCACCACCGGGGTGATGGTCCCCAAGAACTACAGCTCGATCAGCATGAGCCCGGAGATGCGCAAGGCCATGCCCAAGCGCATCGTCCACAGCCCGTCGATCACGCTGCTGGGTCTGGCGACTCCGGGTCAGGTCTACGAGAACATCAGCTCCCGCGAGATCGAGGACGGCTTCCTGAACCGCCTGATCGTCGTCGAGGCCACGCTGCCGCAGGAGGAGCGCCGCCAGAGCCGCCGCGCCGCCGTCCCGGATGCCTTGAAGGAGTGGGCAACGAAAATCCGCAAACCCACCCTTTCCGGCACTACACTCACCGGGCAGGACACGGCCTACGACCAGGCGCCGGCGCCCGTCACCGTGGAGTTTGCCCACGGCGTGCTGGAGATGTTCGACGCCTGGCATGAGGACCTGCGCCGCCGGGAGAAGGCCGGTGAGTTCGTGGAGCCGGAGCTGACCCGCCGCTATGTCGAGAACGCCATGCGCCTGGGTACGTTGCTGGCGGTGTGCGCCTACCCGGCCACGCCGGTGATTACCGCCGAGCTGGCGCGGTGGGCGATGGATTATGTGGGCTGGTATGGCGAGAGGTTCATGCTGAGCGTGGCATCACAGGTGGCGGACAGTGACTTCCACCGGCTGAAGAAGCTGGTCATGGAAGTCATCACCCGTCACGGCGTGCGCGGCGCCACGGAGCGCGAGATTTCCCGTCACTGCCGCCTGTTCGCCGCATCGGCCCCCGGCCTGCGTGACCAGGCGCTGCTGGCGCTGAGCCGGGAAGCTTCCATCGAGCAGCGCCAGTTCAAGTCTCCGGGCGGGCGTGGCAAGCCGCGTCAGGCGTGGGTCGATCTGGCTCAGGCTCCCGTGGCCGAGGAGGAATCCCATGAAGCATAACCCCATATCCGTCAACAATGCGTCAGCACTGGCCGCTGACAATTATAAGCCTTGCAGCGCAACGGTTTCGGCGTTTGCCGTCAACGGTGGCGCTGACGGTTATAAGCCTTACGCTGCAATGGTTTCGGGATTAACGTCAGCGCTTTTTGATGTAGCGGCTTCCTTGGCGCGATTTTCCAAGAATAGGGGTGGGGCGTCGACACGCTGACGTTAATACCCTACGCATTGCGCCGCAAGGCTTATAACCGTCATCACGAGTGCTGACGTTATGCTGACGTTGATGACGTTAATCAGGAAGAAAGAGATGTATTTTTTATATTTATATATAGTATTTATTTTGATTATATTAATGAATAACCATCTCTCCTTCGGAGATCGTCCATGAGCAGCCGCATGACCACGCAACAGTTCAGGGCACACGCCGGAAAGGCCCGCGCGCAGGCGCTGGGACGGCTTAAAGCAGGATCCATGAACAAGACCGAGTCTTCCTACGCCGAGCACCTGAAGGCGGCTCAAATCGCCGGAGAAGTGGAGGCATGGTGGTTTGAGGGCATCGGGTTGAAGGTGGCGTCGAACTGCCACTACTACCCGGATTTCCTCGTCCTCCTCACCGATGGCCGTCTGGAGGTGCACGAGGTCAAGGCGCGGGCTGCCAATGGGTCGTTCCGGGCAGAGGATGACGCCCGGGTGAAGCTGAGGGTCTGCGCCGAGAAGTTCCCCTTCCCCCTGCTGGTGGTCTGGCCGAAGCAGGGCGGGGCGAAGAACGGATGGGAGAGGGTGGAGGTTTGATCGACGGTCATGACAAAGCCAATGGCGGTGGCGGTCAACGAAAAAGGCGTCCGGATCGGTCAGGGGCACCAGCGCGCCAAGGTCGATGATCACGATGTCGATGTGATCCGCGAACTGCGCGAGGAGCACGGACTCACATACCGGCAGCTGGCCGAGAAATACGAGGTCAGCAAGTCACTCATCCGGCAAATCTGCCGCTATCAGATTCGATGCCAGACACCCTTCCGCTGGAAGATCATTAACGTGGAGGATGACGCATGACACCCAAGCAGGCGAGGTTTGTCGAGGAATACCTGGTCGATCTCAATGCAACGCAGGCGGCCACCAGGGCGGGATACAGCGCAAGGACGGCAAACGAGCAGGGCGCAAGGTTGTTAGCAAAAGCTAGCGTACAGGAGGCTATACAGGTCGCTCGCGTCGCGCTATCTGCCCGCACCGAAATCACCCAGGAAACCATCATGGCCGACATCGAGGCCATCAAGCGCGACGCCATGCAGGCTGTTTATGACGACGGCGGCAACAAGGCCATGCTGGACCACAAGGCGGCGCTGCGGGCCTGCGAGCTGCAAGGCAAGCGCTACGGCATGTTTGACGACCGGCTGAAGGTCAGCGGCAGCGTATCCCTGACCCTGATGAACGAGTTCCCCGATGAATGATGCCATCCGCTTCGGCCTGCCCATGCGCCAGTGGCAGCGTGAGTGCGCCAAGCTGGCCGCCGGCAAGCGCTTCGTGGTGCTGGCGTTGCACCGCCGCGCGGGCAAGACCGAGATTGCCCTCAAGAAGCTGCTGGATGCCGCCGTCAAGAACAAGGATGAGTTGCCGTTGTACTTCTACGTCGCGCCCTACCTGAAGCAAGCCAAGATCATCGCTTGGTCCCGCCTCAAGCAGATGGTCGCGCCGCTGATCCGGCACGGGGCTGCTGAGGTCAACGAGAGCGAGCTGTGGGTGCGCCTGATGCCGAGCGGAGCGGTGATCCGCATCTTCGGGGCGGACAACCCCGACGCCATGCGCGGCGTGCGGCTCGATGGCGCCGTACTGGATGAGGTCGCCCAGATGAAGCCGGAGGTCTGGGAAGAGATCATCCAGCCGGCGCTCTCCGACCGCAAGGGCTGGGCGTGGTTCATCGGCACTCCCAAGGGGATCAACCTGTTCAGCGACCTGTATTTCGGCGCATCGTCGCGAGAAGGCTGGGTGTCGGCGCGTTACAGCGTCTACGAGACCGACGCGCTGGACCCCGCCGAAGTCGAGCGGCTGCGCGGAGCCATGAGCGAGTCGGCGTTTGCCCGTGAATACCTCTGTGACTTCAGCGCGGCGGGCGACGACCAGGTGATCAGCCTGACCGACGCGGAGGAGGCGGCACGCAGGGAGCACCCCGTCGGCAGCATGGACTATGCGCCGCGCATCATGGGCGTCGATCCGGCGCGATTCGGAGATGACCGAAGCGTCATCTTCCGCCGGCAGGGTCTCGCCGCGACCAAGCCCGCCGTCTATCGCGGCGTGGACAACATGACGCTGGCCGGGCACGTTGCCGCCGCCATCGATGACTGGCAGCCCGATGCCGTGTTCATTGATGCCGGCGCGGGGTCCGGCGTTATTGATCGCCTGCGCCAGCTGGGACATGACGTGGTCGAGGTCAATTTCGGAGGGCGGCCGTCGCAGCCTGAATACCTCAACAAGCGCGCCGAGATGTGGTTCGCCCTGCGCGACTGGCTGCGCGCCGGGGGCTCCATCCCCAACGATACCGCGCTCAAGCAAGACCTCGCCGGGCCGATCTACTGGTATGACGCCGCCAACCGTATCCAGCTGGAGCCAAAGGACAACATCAAAAAGCGCGGCCTGCCGTCGCCAGACATGGCCGACGCGCTGGCGCTGACGTTCGCCCACCCAGTCACCAAGCGCGACCCGTACGGACACCTCAAGCGCGGCCAGAACACGCGAAACGACTACGATCCCTACGCCTGACGCCGCAGGTGCAGATACCGGCCGCAATCGGCCCCACAATGGCGGGCATGAACATCATAGCCGCCACGCCAGACGCCCCTCCTGATCGCATCGCTTTTGACGCGGAAGAG